AAGAAGGAGGAACCTGCTACTCCTGCTCCTGCGGCTAAGCAGGAAACGCTTGACGAGAAGATTGCTAGACTTGAAAAAGAGGCTAAACTTGCCAAACTTGAGAAGGAAGCCGCCGCCAGAAATCGCCCGCCCGTAACTGAAAGAGCAAAGGAGACCGTAAAGGCTGGTTATGAAAAAGCAAAAACGGGTCTTGGAAAAGCCGCAGATGTTGTAAAACAAAAAACGGGTACTGCTCCTACCAGAAGTCCTATTACTGGAAGAATGGTAGAACCTCCGTCACTTTTTGAACGAGGAATTACAAGTCTTGCCGATGTCGCTGGCTGGATGGCTGAAAAAGCAAAAACGGCTGTTACTGGTCAGACAATCGAGGAAGCCATTCGTGCTGGAATGACTCCAGAACAAAAAGCGTCTCAACTTGCCAGAGATGCTAAAAGAAGTTCTGCCGTTAAGCAATCTATTGCTACGCAAGCAAGAGAACAAAGACTGAATACTCCTAGCCCTAATCTTAATGTCGGCCCAGAAAAACAGGTAGTTGTTAGTACTTCAAGGGGCAAGGAAGGTGTTGTACCTGCTGGTACAAACAAAAAGGCCGTTGTTATTCCTCTTGAAGAAAGAGTTCAATCCTTCACTGCAAAGTTGGACAGGTTTATTAGAAATGAATCTCCGTTGCTTAACGCTAGAAATGTTGACAGGGCTACGGTTCCGCAGGGTTCAATTGAAGGTGCTAAAAACAAGTTGAAAGGGTTGGTTGGCGGTGACGCTACAGCCGAAGATTTCATCGTTAAGTCCTTGAACAGGTCTGGCGAGTTTAGCCCAGATGAAGTTCCTAAGATTGCCAGAAGGCTTGTAGCAGACCCCACCTTTAGGGCAACTCTTGAAGAAAGTCAGTTGTTCGATGCCTACGAAAGACCTAACAACAGACTTAGCGGTGGTGCTCCTAAGCCTATCGACAGAAGAACAAGTGCAGTTAAGCCGTCTCCTGCGGCTGAGCCTACGCTCCAAGAAAGACTTGCTAGATTCCAAGAAAACAGAGTAAAGCAAACGCAAATTGATATTGAGAATGCCCGTAAGGCTCTTGCTCCTTATGGCGACCCACAGCGTGATGCAAAACTTGCTAGCCAAGCCGCTGAACAACTTGCTCCTTATGGTGGAAAGGGGCCGTCTGTTGCTACTGGCCCGCAAGCCCAGTTGGAACTTAGAAACGAAATTGAGACACGCTCCAGAGCGTTGGCGGCTAAGAGGGCTGAAACCGAAGCCGCTAGAGTGGCAACTCGTACAAGAATTGAAGGAGCCAATAACCAAGCGGAACAGGCTTTCCTTGCTAGACTTGCCAAAGAAAGAGAAGCCGTAAATCTTGCTAAGCAAGCCGAAGCCGATGCTACTTGGGATTTGAGAACTCCCAGAGAACTTGCCATGGCTGGTGCTTCTACTGGTGCTGTTGGCAACGCCCCTAGCGGTGTCACCAGAATGGACAGACTTAGAAATGTCGCTTCGCTTAATGCGTCTACGCCAGAAGAATATGCCCTTCAAAAATGGCTACGCTCTCGTGCTCCGTTGAACAATATTTCCACAGAAGGAGGTGCTCCTCTTCGTGGTATTGTTGCTGGTCGTGCTCCTAGCAGACTTGGTGGTGTGGCTACACTTGGTGGACAGGCTTTTGGTGTCGTTCCAGACATCATGACTGGTTATGCTTTGGGTAGACAAGGTTCTGCCATCACTAGCGAAGGCAGAGTCCTTTATCCTAGCGAAGTTGTTAATGTTGATGGAATGTCTTATCCCTTGGAAAATGTTCAAGCGATTAACTACTATCATCCTAGAAACGCTGACAAACACCCAGAAGTAACGCACAAACAGAGATATGAATTTTATCCGAATTGGTATAAGGATGAAATGGATGCCAGACAGCAGGATGTAAATGAATGGGTTCAGAGGACTGGTTATCAGTACAAGCCGATGTTTGGTAGCGAACCCATGGCTCCAGAAGTTCTTAATGCAATTAGAACAGCACAGTGAGTGACCCCCTTGAGTCATACAAGCCGACCCAGCATCCTGTTGTAAAACTGCCAGATGTTAAGGCACTGGTAGCAAAGTTTGGCACTGAGAAGGCCATCGAGATTCTTCAACTTAGAGAAGACAAAATCCTAGCGGAAAAACTAGACCCGTACAGACATGGCTTTGAGCCGTGGCACTGGAAGGAAGCAGACCAGATTCTGAAGGACAAACAGGAAATCTTGGTGCTTGGTGGCAACCGTGCTGGCAAAACGGAGTGGGCGGCTAAGCGTCTTATTCAGACAATGGTCAACAAGGACAAGGCTATGGTGTGGTGTCTGCATACCACGCACCAGTCCAGCATCCAGATGCAACAGAATGTTGTCTACAAGTACCTGCCACCCGAACTAAAAATTGCAAAAAAGACCAAGATTACGAATGTTTCGTATTCCCAGAAGAACGGATTCAGCGACAACACCTTTATTTTGCCGAATGGCTCCCAGTGCGTGTTCATGAACTACGCCCAGAAGAAAGATGTTATCGAAGGTGGCGAATGTGACCTAATTTGGTGTGACGAACTTGTGCCTTTGGACTGGATTGACACCCTTCGCTACCGTGTTGTGACCCGTAGAGGCAAGTTGGTCGTTACATTTACCCCCATCCAAGGTTATTCGCAGGTCGTTAAGGACTATGTGGCTGGTTGTAAGTTCAAAAAGTCGCTTAGAGCCGAACTTTTGGAAGATTCTTTGATGCATGTTAACGGTGTTCAGCGTGGTCATATGCCTTTTACGGCAGATTGCCACCGTCCGAACGCTGGAATTGCTTGGTTTCACTCCGCTTTGAATGTTTACTCGCCTTTTGACGAGATGAAGAAGACCTTAATGGGTCGAAATAACCACGAAATTAAGATTCGTGCGTACGGATACGCTGAAAATACAGTTGGTTCTCAATTTCCCCGTTTTGGCGACAGTTCTATCGTTTCCCATGACAAAATCCCCGAGGAAGGCACGAATTATATGGTCGTTGACCCTGCTGGAGCGAGAAACTGGTTCATGCTTTGGCTTCGTGTCACAAAAGAGGGTAAAATGTTCGTCTATCGGGAGTTTCCAGATATGTCTCTTGGTGAATGGGCTTTGCCTTCCGACAAACCCGATGGTAAAGAAGGGGTTGCCCAAAGAAACGGTGCAGGGATGGGGTTGGATGAGATTAAGGCAACAATTCGTAGGCTGGAAGGGGAGGAAGAAATCGCAGAAAGATATATTGACCCCCGTGCTGGTGCGACTCAAGCCGTAGGCAAGGATGGCGGTACATCATTGATGGAGTTGCTGGACGATGGTGACGACCCTATGTATTTTGCCCCTGCGGCTGGCGTTGCCATCGAGCAAGGCGTTGCCATTATTAACGACTGGTTCTCCTATGACCTTTCCCAGCCTCTAAGCCCAATCAACGAACCTAGGTTGTTCGTTTCGGACAAGTGCCAGAACCTTATTTATTGCCTAAAGGAGTGGACTGGTGCTGACGGTGAAAAGGGTGCTACAAAAGACCCTATTGACTGTTTGCGATATCTCGCTGTTATGTCGCCAGTGCACATTGGCAACGACTATACTCCCGTAGGCAAGCCATTTATCTATTAACATGAGTCTTTATAACCCTTCCATGGAATCTAACGGTGACCCGCTGGTCAATGCCAGCGACAAGCCGAATGTCTCCGCTCTTTACGATGAACTTCAGCGTTGCTTCTACCATGGAGCAAATGCGGCTGAACTTAACGCCAACGATGACCTGCGTTATTGCAGATGGGAGGGTCAGACCATTGACGGCAGAAAGCATTCTACTGGTAAGCCCGAAGATGAACCTGCCATGCCGTTTGAAGGTGCGTCCGATGTAAGAATTAGACTTATTGACAGAGTTATTAACGAGCAGGTCGCCATGTTGATGAACTCGCTGAAGTTGGCTAAACTTGGCGTAAGCGGAAGAACCGCTGACGATGCGGCTTATGCTTCTGGCATGAATTCGCTTATCGGTCACTTTACCAACAGGCTTAGAAGCGAACTGCGAAGAGAAACAGAACTGTTCTGTCAGTACGGAAACCAATATGGCTGGTCTGCCATGTATGTTGGCTGGGAACAGCAAGTTGGTCTTAGAGAGCAGAAGTTTAACATGGTCGAACTTATTGAAATGGCGACCACCGCTGACCCGAGTCAAAGCGAACTCATTTCCGCTCTGCCCGAATACATTATTAACCCGCAGACCGAAGACATGGCTGTTGCTATTCTTACCCAGCGTCTGCTGACCATCAAGGAGAAGGAAGTCAGACGAATGGTTAAGGAACTTCGTGAGACTGGTACTGCTACCGTCTTTGAGGAGACTATCACTAAGAACCTTCCTTGCGTCACTGCCCTTAAGCCGTTTGACGAAATCAGTTTCCCTCCAGAAACCATCGAATTCCAGAAAGCCCGTGTTGTCTTTAGAAGAATGTTCATGACGGAAGTCGAACTTCGTTCTATGGAGCGTAACGATGGCTGGGATAACGATGCTATCGAAGAAGCCGTCAATACGGCTGGCAAGATGTCTTGGTATAACGACCCGAATATCGTTCCTAGAGCAAACATGCTCGATACCTACGAATTCAGAGGAAACCACCTTATTGAGGTCTGCTATGCCTATACTCGCCAGATTAACGAAGATGGCATTCCTCACATTTACTACACCGCCTTCTGCCCTAACGCTTCTAGGTCTTCCTACTTCAAGCACGAGAAACTTGGGTACGCCCATGGGCAGTATCCTTTCGTAATTTACCGCAGAGAGAACATTCGGAAGAACATTGCCGAATCTAGAGGCATCCCCGAAATCTTGATGACCGAACAGGCTGAACTTAAGGGACAGCACGACTCGATGAGAGACCGTACCGCCTTTGAGACAGTGCCTCCGATTATGGTCAAGAGACGCATCCAAGGTATTGGTCGAATTGGCCCTGCCCAACAGTTGCCTGTGTCTAGCCCCGATGACTACAAGTTCATGGAGCCTCCGAGAGGCACTCCTAACTTGGCTCAAATGGTCATTGAGCATGTCGAGACAAATGCGGCTAGATACTTTGGTCTTACCTCTGGTATGCAGAAGCCCGAGACTCCTGCACCGTACGCCCAGATGCTCCAGCAGGTTGCTACCGACAATTGGCTTACTACCATCTCCGAGATTTACACCCAACTGTTGCAACTTGGTCTTCAGTACCTTGCCAGCGAGGAAATCGAGAGAATCACCAACATCTCCATTCCGCAGAACATGTCGGACATCGCCAACCAGTTCGACTATGAACTGAAGTTCGACATTCGTAATCTTTATGTCGATTTCGTGATGGAAAAACTTGCGGCTATTAACCAGTCCGTCCTGCCGATGGATGCTGGTGGTGTTATTGACAGAAACAAACTCATTGCCATCGCTATGAACGCCATTGCTCCCGATATGGCTAAGGAAGTCATTATCGACCAAGCGACAGCCTCCCAGAAGATGTATCGTGATGTCCAAACCGACATTGCCCTTATGATTCTGGGTAACGAGCCTCAGTATGTCGAAAACGACCCGACAGCCCAGACCAAGATGCAGTATGTGCAGGACATTATGTCCAAGAATCCTGTTGCTCAGCAGAACGCACAGGGTAACCCGACCTTCCAGATGATTTTTGAGAATTATGTCAAGAATCTGCAAATGAGCGTCAGCCAACAGCAAAACAAGCAAATTGGTCGCATTGGGGTATCCCCTCTGGCTGAAAAACTGGCTCAACAGCAAATGATGCCTTCCAACAACAATGAAGCACCTGTATAATCCCGAACACCTCGCTTTTGAGGGTCAAAACGAAGTCTGGAGCCAGATTATGCTGGTTATTGACTTAAACATTAAATCTGAGACTGACGAAGCCCTGTCTATTGAACTTCAAGGGGAAAAGAGAGCGTTTCAGTGCGGACGGGCTTCTTGCATCAAAGACTTCAAGCGTATGCTACTTGAAATCCGAAAAGAAGGCATGGATAGGAAGCACATGAACTGGACGACTGACGAAGAACTAAATTCTTTGTAAAAACAGTTGACAGATGTAAAACGATTGTAAAAGTAACTTTGTTTTCCTTGTTTTCTCAAAACATTGTAAAGTCCAAGCAGACTTGAGAATGCTTAATAATCTCATGAACCCAGAAGAAGAAAACAGCGATAACGACAACGCTGAGTCGCAAGACGAAAATGTCGTAAACGAGGGTATCGGCTCTCTTACAACGGAACGCCTAACGGATATTCTCCGAAGGGACTTTGACCCCACCGAACAAGGTCAGACGGACACTGCCGAGTCCGAGAGTAATCAAGCAGAAGACTATGAAGGGGACGGTGAGCAAAACGCCACCGAAACTGAAAATAGCGAAGAGGTTCATTCACAGGACGAAGAAGAAACGGAGGACAGGGGTCTTTCTAAGGGCGTTAAGAAGCGAATTGATAAACTGGTGTCGAAGCGTAGGGAAGCCGAAGCCGAGATTGCCAAACTCAAAGAAGAACTTGAAGCCACTAGAAATCAGAAGACAGCCCCCGAACCGATTGTTTCCATCAAGGATAATCCTTACAGCCACATTAACAGCGTTGCAGAAATCGAGAGCGAAGTCTCTCAGGCACGGTCTGTTCGTAGATGGTGCGAGGAACATTCTGAAGGTTACACGGCTACGGATGCTGAAGGCAATGAAACCTACTACTCTGCCGAAGAGGTTAAGCAAATCAAGTTAAACGCTATTGACGCACTTGAAGAGCACCTCCCTAAGCGGATGCAGTATGTCAGAGCCAAAGATAACTTTGAAAACCTTGCCGAAAAGGAATATGGTATTGTTTGGAAGAAGGACGCAGATTCTCGTGAGAAGCAAATTGCTTACCAGTTTCTGAAGGCTTTCCCCGAAATCACCAGATTCCCCGACTACAAGATGGTTATTGGTGACTACATCGCTGGCGTTAAAGCCCGTGAAAGCAAAGGCTCCAAGACTGTTGCGAAGGCTCCGCATAATCCTAGACCGAGTGGGTCGGCTCCTAAAGCCAACAGTGCAGACAGCAGACTGAAGGCATCCGAACAACGCTTCAAGAGCAATTCTTCTAGCGAAGACCTCAAGGAAATCCTGCTTAAAAAGTTCCTATAATTACGCATATGCCTATTCTTACAGAACCGAAAATTACTTCTGGTAAGCGAGAAGACCTCGCTGACCTTATCGCTATGGTTGATGCCCGTGACACGCCTTTCTCCTCGATGGCGAAGAAGGGTAGCAAGCCCGGAAATACGCACTTCCGCTGGCAGGTTGACCAGTTGCCTACCACCAAGACTGGTGGTGTTATCGATGGCACTGATGTTGACCCTGTCGCTGATGTGGAAAACTATGTCAAGGACACCGTTGGTGGTGTGACGAAGCAGTACCGCTACGAACTGGGTATGCACCCGCAGATGTTCCGTAGAACTGTCCGAGTCTCCCCGATGGCTCTCGACCTCACTAACATCGCTGGTGTCAAGGATGAACTGGCTAACAATGTCGCTAAGGCCGTCAAGATGCTGAAGCGTGACATTGAAGTCACTCTCTGCGGCTCGCAGGGTGCTCAGCAGGACACTGGTGTTGGTGGCGTTCCGTTCCTTACCCGTGGTCTCGATAAGTATCTCGCTGTTCGTGGTGCTACCTCTGCCAACATTCTTGGTGGTGGTTCTGCTGACCCGACCAACTATGGTACTGTCGCCCAAGACTCGTATCTGGCTGTCCCGACCGACTTCCAGATGCCCAAGGAGCAGTTCCTCTATGGCACGGTTGCTAACGACCTCAACGAAGAGAACATTCAGAACCTTCTGACTGGTCTGTACGAACAGACTGGTACTTCCAAGGAATATGACGCTCTTCTTGGTACTCGTTGCAAGCGTGGCTTCACGAACCTCGTCTTCACGACTGGCTCGTCTGGCTCGACTGAAACCCGTAACTCCGTCCGCACCTTCAACCGTGATGCCGCTGACTCGACTTACACCTCTACGGTGCAGGTCTTTGAAGGCGACTTCGGCAGACTGAAGTTGCACTCCTCGACTTGGCTGAAGAACAAGTTCGTTGGCTATGTGATTCCGTTCGACATGGTGGAAGTCCGCTATGGTGGGCAGGTCGCACAGGTCAGAGAACTCCCCGACTTCGGTGGTGGCCCTGCTCGTACGGTTGAAGCGGTTCTTGGTCTCGTTGTCCATAACCCGCTGGCCTTCGGTAAACTCGACTTCACTGCCTAAATAGTGTCCAACCTCGTTCAACATTTGTCTGAAGTAATTCCCGACCACCTCCGCAAGGGGGTGCAGGAAGAATTGCTCCGTGGGTGGAGAATTGAGGAAACGAAAGCAAGGCATCAAGCCAGACAACTTGGTGCTTTTTTTAAACAGAACGAAGCCAAGAACATTGACGGTCTTGGCAGATTGGTTGGAGAAATCCCCTCCACCTCTTATCACTACTGGGGTCAGAGACTTGGGTATGAATGCTGGAAGGACGATGAATTCGTCCGAGAGTTCTTCAGAGATAACCCCGAGTGTGCTGTTGCGAATTACGCAAAGAAAGCCACCGTAAACGGTGCAATTTTTACTGCTGACGGTTATCTTACGAAATGAGAACTGCGGACTTTTCCAGAATCCTATTTGAAGCCATTCAACTTTGCGGTCTAGACCGAGACGAAGTTAGTGACGCTACATTCTCCCAGATTAGGGACTTTGCTAGCATGCGGCTTCGGTATGTCTGGGAGTACGACACCTTTCCTCAAGTTATCCGTTTTGCAGAACTGACAATCCTTAAGGATGCCAATGACGCTCCTTACTTTGTCATCCCCGCTGACTGCGGTGAAATCTTTAATGTGTGGGAAAAGAATCCCATCACTACCACAAGAAACGCCCAACTGACCTTTATGCTGGCTTCGACCAGCACCCAAGAGCGAGCCTACCTTACGGTTGCCAAGGAAGGTACTGTCTGGGTCGAATACAGAATCAAGTGCCCCGAATTGAATGGCGTTCTTTGGAACGCTGACACGGAGTATGTTCCTACCGCCCAGACCTACTTTGACTCTGGGGCTGTTAGCGGTTCCTATAGACCCGTTGCTGGCAAGCCTTACAAGGGCAACTTCTATACATCTCTTACTACAAATACGAATAAGAAGCCGTCTGAACAGCCTAACGATTGGGCTGTTATTCAGATTCCGCACATTTTCGCTACATATGTAACCAGAGGTATTTACGCTGACTACCTTAGAAGTGAAGGCCAAGTCGAAAACGCCAAGGTAGCCGAACAGGAAGCACAGGCTTTCCTTGACGAAGAAATCGATAAAATTGCTCGACAGCAGGGTCAGACCCGTAGAATCAACTTCATTAATCCCTATTCCTAATGTCTAATAACATTTCTCTTCCCCCCTTCATCAAGAAGTTCCGTCAGACGGTTCTTGCTGGCAATGGTACGCTCCCCGCTGTTACTGAATACCAGCGTAGAGTTACCCTCATTATTGCCCCCCAAGCCGCCTCTGTGGTCATCAAGTTCAACACTACCGATACTGCTGGCATCACGCTTCAGCCGTACACCCTGTTTAGCGTTGAAGGCTATAACGGCCTTGTTGAGATTACCTCCAGCGGTTCTACGGTCATCTACGAGGGTCTGGTGTAAATGGGTACAGTAACCTACAGCGGCCTGTCCGTTGAGGTTGACCCTACAGTCAATGCTCAAATTACGGCCCTAAATCTTGTCAGCAACACCCAGTTGACAACTTCGCTAGCGTCCTATTTGACGATTGCGACATACAATACCAATATTGCGTCATATTTGACTACGGCTTCTGCCTCTGCCACTTATGCCACAAAAGCCAGTCCTACATTTACTGGCACTGTAACTATCCCTGCTGGGGCTTCTATTAGTGGTTTCGCCACCCTTGCTTCTCCTACTTTTACTGGAGACCCTCGTGCCCCTACTCCGCTTACATCCGACAACGATACTTCTATTGCTACCACAGCGTATGTGAAGTCTAACCTGTCTTCGTACGCCACAACGGCTAGCCCTACTTTTAGCGGAACGCCTTCTTTGCCTACTGGTACTGTTGCGGTTACCCAGACTACTTCAGACAATAGCACTAAACTTGCTACAACTGCGTTTGTTAAGAACCAGTCTTATTTGACCACTAGCACGGCTTCTAGCACTTACCAGACTCTTTCTGGAATGGCTAGTTATGTGACCTATGGTGTTGCCGCAATCACTTACCAGCCTATTGGTTCTTACCTTACTGACGCTCCTAGCGATGGAAACCAATATGCTCGTCAAAGTGGAACATGGACTGTGGTTACTGGCGGTGGTGGCGGTGCTAGCGGTATTGCTCTTTATGACAATGGTGTAACCTACAGTGTTGGCACTCAAGTTGTTTATAGCAACAGAATCTTTTATCTGTCCACTTATGTTGGCGGGGCTGGTTACGACCCTATCGGTTACCCTTCTTACTGGACTGAAATCAGTGCGTCTGCTGGTGGTAGCGTGGCTTGGGGCGGGATTACTGGTACGGTTACTGACCAAACAGACCTTGTAAGTTACATTACTGGTCTTGGCTATCTTACGACTGTTCCCGCTAAGACGCTAAACACAATCTCTGCCAGTTCTTACATGCTTGCGGCTGGTGATGAAAATAAGGTTCACTTCCTAACAGGCGGTATGTCTGGTGCTACACTTATTCTTCCTGCGGATACTACTTATGCCTTCCCTGCTGGCACAGAAATCACAGTTGTTTGTGACGATACATCAATGAACAACATGAATATCGGTATTCAGTGGGCTGGTCAACCTTTGGTCAACGGAGTGTGGGGTGTTCCTGTTACAAGCAAAGTAAGCAAACTTGTTAAAATTGGAACAGACCTCTGGCTCTATACCTAACTTTTCCATGAAATGGCTAATGCTGAACGAAAGAAAGAAGGCGATACAGGATTTCTTGCTATCGACACTCGTGCTAACCCTTCAAGCCTTAAGGAAGGTTACCTCCAAGATGGTCGAAATATTCGACTGGAGTCTACAACGCTTGAATGCAGAAAAGGAATCAAGCAAGTCTTCTCAAGCGACAGACTAGCCAGCCTTCTTGACGGGCTTCCCGAAGGCTCTAAGATTCTTGCGTCTGGACTTAATGTACTAAAGGACGGCACAGAACAGTTCATTCTGGTCGTTGAAGATGGCCTGTTTACTTTTAACGCCAATACAAACTCCCTTAGCAATAAATTCGATTTTGACGGAAGAAAATGCCTTGAAGGAAAAACGCAGGTTCTACAGGCAGTAAACCGCATTTACATTCTGCGTGGTGAAACCGAGTACTACAGAGAAGGCACTTCTTCGTTCAATAACACGAACAAAACCATCACCGTACAAACACAAATTTCGCACAATCTTTCTGTCGGGGATGAAGTAATCCTTGAATCTGAACATGCAGAAATGAAAGGTGCTTTTATTGTAAACAATGTTATTTCTGCTACTTCATTCAATGTCATTAATAATGCTGGAACTACGAATCGTGGCTTTCACCCTGCTCTTGTCGCTAAGGCTAGACCGCCTCTTGTATTTGATGGCTTTAATGTATCGGTAACTAAGCAGGGAACGATTGATGGAAGTGTTGATACATTCAGTACTAAGTGCTGTTTTCCCCCATCTTCTGTTGGCTTTTATTTCAGAAATAGAATCTACCTCAAGTACTCTAGAGACGAGATTGCGGTTTCTTATTATCTTCCAAATGACGATGGTGATTGGGAGTTTGACCTAACCATCCAAGCGTTCCAAATTAACCTTGGTGACGAGCAAGAGATTGTTGGCTTTTATCCTTGGACGCAGGACAAGGTGCTAGTACTGAAGACCAACTCTATCTATGAACTCAAGGTCTCTGACAATACGACAAGCCCCGAAGTTGTTCTTTCGCAGTCGTATGTTAGGTCACTCACAACAGAAATCGGGTGTACAGCCAAGCGAAGTATTGGGAATGTTTCCAGTTCGGTCTTCTTCCTTTCTGCATCTGGGGTCTTCAGCCTTGAACCACAGTTGGACACTAACCTCCTTGCCAACTCTTACCCCCTTAGTAAGTCCGTCCAGAAATATATTGATGCCATTAATGTCAATGAGGCATACAAGTCGATTGGGCAAGTCTTTGCAGGACGGTATTACCTTGCAGTTCCGCTAACGCTAAATGGCGTAGAACGGGTAGGGGTGTTGGTCTACAACTTGAACAACAAGAACTGGGAGTCTTGCGACACCTACCCTATTGGGTTCAACATCGACAACATGATTGTTTCTATCTATGGAAACAGAAAGAGGCTCTTTTTTGTCGATAACGCCACAGGCCCATATCTGGCTGAAGAACTCGATGTAGACCAGTTTGGCGACACTTTTGGTGCAAGAATCCTGCCTCTATGGCTTCCGTTCTGGCTTAGAGCACTTAACTTCTCTGAGCATAAAATTGAAATGTTTGCCAGAACCCGCAGATACCAGTTTGGTACTTTGCAAGATAAGCGGTTTACAGTCGCAGAAATTGACTGTTTCTATGGCACAGAGGGTGCTCTGCGTGTTGATGTAAACAGTATTAACCCAGATACAACCCTCAAGATTGACATTAGCACAGCCTCGTTTGGCGAAGAACTAACAAGAAAAGTGCCTATTCGCAAGAAATGCTTGGGTATTGAAATTGATTTGACTTCTCTACAGGGCAGACCTTCTGTATTTTCTGCCTTTGTAGAGGCTACCTCTAGCGGTAGAAACATTCATAGCGAAAAATAAAATGGCCCAAATTTCTAAAGGACACCAATACGAACCTTCTGGCGACAAATCTCAAGTTACCGCTGAAAACCTTAATGACCATGTAGATAAGGCTACGCTTCTCCTTGGTTGTATTAAGGAGCAGGATTGGTCTGGCGGTGCTAATAATGAAGATGAAATTCTTGTAGCACAGGGAGAAAGTTTGGTCAGAATTTCAAAACAAAATTTTCTTAATAATACACTTCTTGAAAGTGGTTCCTTTACTTTCGGAAATACATATTTCGTTGGAAACAGTGTTCATATTAGTTATTCTGGCTTTCACAGCACTGTAATGCAGGAAGGACAGAGTAAGACGATTTTTCATGCACCTGCGGCTGGTTATGCTATTGGATACGGATTTGGTGATTTTACATCAATGGCATATTCGTTGGTTGTTTCTGGTCAAGGGCTTAACAGGACTACAATTGGACAGTGGAAGTCGGCTCTGATTGTTGACCATGACTCTAAACTTCTTGTTCATGGTCGTGACAGAACTAAGGATTTTACCCCCTCTGGAACTATCGTTGCTTTTGCTGGAATTAACGCCCCAGATGGTTGGCTAATTTGTGACGGAAGAACGCTTGATGCTACAAATACTGTGGATTATGACCTGCTTCCTAATAATGATGTAGTCTCTAAATACTACTGGCTTTGGCAGGTTCTTGGCACTACTTATGGTGGCACGGGTCAGTCTTCCTTTAAGATTCCCGACCTAAGAGGCGAGTTTATCCGTGGCTACGACCACAATAATGGTAATGACCCGAGAGTCTTTGGCTCTAAGCAGAAGGACTTGCTGAAGGCTCACAAGCATGTTGCTTCAAACAACGACTGCCAAGCGTATGAAAATATTAATGGCAGAGGTACTGGTGCGTATAATCATTGGTGCGACACTAGGGCAATTTATAATAATGCAGATGCGGCTTTGACTGGTGATGGTCTACACCCCGAGCAGGTTGTGAATGGCGTTCCTACCGTTGGTAGCGAAACTAGACCCAGAAACATTGCTCTTAACTACATTATCAAAATCTAAATATGGGACTAGGAGATATTGTTGCAGGTTTTGGCTCAAAGCCAAAGGACATGCCGTTGCCCAAGACATATGGGCAAATTGGTCAGCAGAACATGGACATGCAAGCGGGGTGGATGCCATCCTACTTGAACTATGAGCGTTCTTTTAGACCGCAGTGGCAAAATGTAAACGAGTCTTCGCTTGGCTCGCAGGTGTTTGGTGGCGAAGGCGGTGCTGGCTACCTTAGCATGCTTGGACAGGCTGGCTCCCAGTCTCTTGGACAGCAAGAGTCCTTGGGTGCTGGGCAACTGTCCATGATGAGCAGACTGCAAGGTTCTGCTAGAAACGCATACATGTCGCCCATGATGCAACAGGCTCAGAACTCGATGTTCAATACAGCCCAGCAGTATGCTTCTGGGCAACTGAGTCAGCAAGACCGCTTCATGGCTGGTCAAAGTGCCAACCAAGCAATGGCGGCTAGAGGTCTTACTGGCAGACAGGCTGTTGCGGCTAATGTGCTTGGTAACTACAATATGTCGCAGGACAGAATCATGCAGGGTCAGAAGATGTTGCAGGGCGTGTATGGCAACGAGGCTAATGTTGCTGGCAATATTGCTAACCTTACGATGTCTGGTCTCGACCAGATGGGTTCCGCTGGGAAACTTATTGGTAGTGCTGGACAGACTCTTGGTCAGTACAACACTGGTGTCATGAATCCCAGAGACCAACTTGGCTTCGACCAAGAAGCGGCTCGTTACAAGGCTGATGTCAGCAATAGACTGGCTCAGCAGAAGTGGAAGGCTGGCATGTGGCAAGCGGCTGGCAATATGATTGACGATGGCATTAGTGCCGCTACGGGAGGATTCGGCTGATATGGCTGAATCTTTTTATGACCCGAACTTGATGGCTGAACAGCAGAGGAATGCTACGCAGTCCACCGCTGGTTTTGACAATTTCATCAAGGAGAGACGGGAACAGCGGGCACAGTACGAGAAGTCCAAGCAAGAGCGTGAGCAAATGATTGCGGCGGCTGAAGGTCTTGCCGAGCATTTTGCTCCGCAGGGCGAAGCCGCTCCTGCCTACATTGCCAAGTTCCTCAAGAAGGCTGAATCTGGTGGTGGCATCCAGCAGTTGTCCTCCCAAGACATCGGCAAGTTCCTTGGCATGCACCAGACTGTTGCTAAACAGCAGGAGTTTGAATCTGGGCAAGCGGACAAGGCTAGCACCATCGCTCTTCGTGGTGCACAAATTGATGCGGCTAGAGCATCTATTCCGCATACACAGGCACAGACTAGGGCTTTGGCTGGCGAGGAAACCAGAAAGCAAGCCGAGTACGAGAGAGCACAGGTTCTTAACAAGTTCCTTGCCGAAACACAGGGTGCTGACATTGGCTCTCCTACTAAGACTGTTACAACACCTACTGGAGTTGGCATTGAAAAGCCTACCTTTAAAGACCCTAGAACTGGTGAGACCGTTGAAATTGACCCGTCTGCCTATAGCGAAATGGGTCTCGATGAAAGCGGGCGTGTCGTTGACAAGGATGTCTTTACTTATGTTTCGAGCCTTGGTGCTGAAGAACTGTCTACCATCATTGGTCACCACTTGGCTCCCTCTGCCGAAGTTAACATCAACAAGGAAATCGATGCTAGCCGTCCCAGATGGAAAGATGTCATTGGGCTAGAGCCAGAGGTCATTTTTGACAAGGGCGGTTCCAGAAAGGATATTGTCGGGCCTAACGGTCAAACTGTTAAGGAAAAGCCGTTTACGCAGAATGTTGAAAGCCTCCTTAAGGTTATTAACAACAATCCTAGACTTTTCCCGACAGGTGTTCCCAGAACTTATAAGGGAAGAAACATTACGCAGGGCTACTCTTGGTCTGGCAATGGTCGTAAGACTACGCTGACAGCCCCCGAAGTAGACACGCTACAAGATTTTGTTATCGATAAACTGCGTGAGGCTGGCTACGAGGACTTGGCTAATGTTGGTACTCTTATTAAGGGTCATAGAGAAATCGCAAAGGTCAATGACACAAACGCTCTTCAGTTTGAAAAGAAAGTGTTCACAGAAACAGTTGAACAGAAAATTGACGATGAAGCCGCTCTTGCCAGCATTCGCTATGACCAAGTAGCCGCCCGATGGAGAGCACAGGGTCTTCCTACTCCCTTGCCAAAGGCGGCTTACATTGCGGCTAGCGTACCAGACCTTACTAAGGTCGTTCCTGTTGTGGACTTGAATGGTAGACCTACTGGTCAGTACAAGACCTATGTTAAGGTGGGCGACACTTGGAAGGACGCTACCGTTGAAAAGGGCACTGAGGCTAGTGACAGGGAGGCTTGGCTTAATACTGAAGCCAGAGGTAAGGATAACATGCTTAACTTCAGCGGTCAGTATGGTAATATTGTAGTTAATGGCAGGGCTACAGCCTTTGACGAAAAGGGTGTTTCCGAACTTTCTGATGTTCTTAATGACACTGAGGCGTTCAATGAAAATATGGACTTGCTTAAGGAACTTTACGAAAAGCATAACTTCGTTGAAAGAATTTCTCCCTCAAGTAAGGTTCGTGCTGAGATTAAGTCTATTATTGGCATTACCCAGCCAATGATTCGTAAGTATATCCTTGGTACTGGTGTCGTTACTACACCAGACCAAGAGAGACTTGATGACCTGTTTAGACATCCAGACAATTGGGAAACTTGGTTTAAGGACGAAGCCAATATCTTGGTATTTGAAAAACTTAAGGGTGTTCTTCATCAGAAGGCTATTTCACTTCTTAATAAACATAAGGTTGTTCAGCCAAACGGGGAGAAGGGCTTTATGCTTGGTAGCAATAACAGCAAGGGTAAGGCTAAGGCTCTTGAACTTATTGCCGTTCACCAGCAGGGATATAAATTGACTCCTGCTGATATTGCTGTCATCAAAAAGTACAACCCCAACTTTGGACAATGAACAAATCCTTCTACTATGATAATGCTGAATCACTTGAAAAGATTCGGCAAGACATGGCCTTTCTTGATTCGGTAAAAGACCCGCTCAAGAATCCTTATACGCTATCGGCTAAACAAGAAGCCCCTCAAGAAGAAGATGTTCTGACCAAGGGTGAGCGTGAGGCTTACCTTATTAGCAATTATGCCAAGGGTGGGTATGTGCCGACCTATGACGGTTACTTGGCCTATGAGACATGGAAGAAGCAGAACGAAACTAGTGCTTGGGGCACTATTTGGGATGCTGGCAAGCATGCCGTTTCTACTGTCGCTGGTGGTATTTACGATACAGTTACTAGCGGTGACATTCTGAATCCGCTTACTGTTGGCGGTACTGTCATTGAGGGTGCTGGCAGAGGAACCAGATACTTCGTCAACATGCTTGACCAAATCAAGTATGACCCGACAAACCCTATTCATCGTGCCCTCTTTAGACAGGGAACTCCCGAAGAAAGATATGCCGACTTCCAAAAGGGTTTGGAATTCCAGCGTGAGACTGGAGAGATTGAAAAGGCTGGTTATTGGGTTCCTAAGAAGGAGTGGGATGTTCAAGGGTGGAAGATTCGTACCTTTAACGAAAGTGGTGTGGCGGCTGCCGAGATGGTTCTCGACCCGTCCATCCTTATGCCGAACCTAAAGATTGGTTCTTTGCTTGGTAAAACTGCACTTGGTTCTGCAATTACTAAGTCTGCGGCTAGGGTTGCCGTCAAGGGTGCTAACCTTGCCGAAAGAGCGGCTATGAGAATTGAGGGTGGTGCTGGTAAAGTTGCTGGCACTGCTATGGGAATCTTTGAATATCCTGCCAATAAGGCTAGCGAGTTTTTTGGCATCGAAACACTTACTACATCTAACGGTAAAGTCATTGCTAAAGACTCTATCATTCGTGGTTCTGGTGTTGCCATTGGTGCAGGTGCTTACCTTGCACAGATTCCGTTTGCGGCTCCTGTTGCTGGTGTTTGGCTTGGTGCTAAGGTAACAGAGATTGCTGGTAAGACTATCGCTGAAGCGTTGGGTCATGCCAAGACTCCGTCCTATTTGACGATTGCTGACAGGCTTGCCTACCAGAGCACCGACCCTGCTGTCCGTGCTATCGGTGGTATGGCAATGCGTACCAACGGATTTATCGATTTTGCTACGCAGGGCGTTAAGTCCACATTCCACGGCTCCATGTATGGTGGTGCGTTTGGCTTTGCCCTTGGTGGCGAAGAAGGCTTCTACAGCGGTGTCGGTACTGGCATCGGTTTGGCTGGCTCGTTCCACATGCTTGGTGGTGCTTACGGTATCGTTGGCAACAGAAAGGAACGCCAGATTGCCAATGCTCAAAAGCACTTTGCCTATGTCGCTGAAGGTTTCGATGAAGCCAAGCGTTACGGTGTCAATAGACTGCTACAGAACATCGAGGATGTTTACGGGCAGGAGAAGATGTTCAGAACGATGGCTAACATTGCCGCCGCTGAGCGTTTGAACAAGAACGGCAAGAACCTTATCCTTACAACGGAACAGATTCAGAGCATCCTTGGCGACTCGCCCGATTGGGCAGAGTACCAGAAGTTGATGAAAGACCCGCAGTTTGGTGGCTACACTACCAGACGGGCTAGCAATGGGGAGATTGTAACCATTATCAATGCTGACTATGCGGCTCACTCTGCCGTCAGCGGTGAACTGTTCCACTCTGCTTTGCTTCAGCGTTACGGGCAGGGTATGAAGGAACATATTGTCAAGAGTCTCCTTGGCACTGCCGACAGCGATGGCTTCCTGTATAAGTTGTCTCCAGAAACCAGAATCAAGATGCTTGAAGACTTCAAGCGGGCTTACCTTGAACTGGATGACACTTCTGGTGGCGGTGCTCAGCGGGCAATGCTAGACTCTTTCAACGAAGCCATCGAACAAGTTAGGCGTGGCGAAAAGCCCGAGACACTTTATCCTATCTTTGAAGAGTATGCCGAGGCTTACTTTAACAGATGGGTGGAAGACAAGCCTATCGACTACTTGCTTCGTGGCTCTAATCCGTTTGAAGCCGTGTTTGACGGTGCTAAGAAGATGGTCAGAAATCTTATCGAAAGAGACATCGAACAGGTTGGCGGTAGAATGCAGTTCAAGTCTGGCGAACCAGAAGGATTCTTCTTGGACGGCAATGGCAAGCGTGTGGTAGTGCCAGAACTAGACAAGGTCATGCGTCTTCTAGTCCGTGAGATGAAGAAAGACCCAGATGCACTTGAAGGCTTCCCCATCCGAGACAATGTTAACCAGCACCATGTAATGCTTAAGGATGCTGAATACCTGTTTACCAGAGACGAGAGCGGTAAACTGGTTAGAAAGAACGATGAGCAGATGGAGATGGAATGGTCTAAGGGCATCACTGGACTGATGAACGCCCATGCTAAACTTAAGCCAGAAGAGCGTGGGCTTAGGTTTACACAGCGTGTCCTTTCGGCAGTTGAAGAGGATGTCGAAGGTGCGTTTGCCCCCAAGAGCAAGAAGGCTACTGAACTTGAAAAGGAGGCTAAGCGTCTTGAGAAGATTGCGAAGCAGAGACAGGCTAAGTTGCTTCGTGAAGCGGCTCGTGCGGCTAAGTTGTCCGACAAGGAACAGCGTAAGTTGGCTAGGGAAGAGGAAGCCAACCTTGACGCAGAGGTCGAACACCTAAGAGAGCAGTCGGAATACGAAGGTATCGTTGAGTACAAGATTGAGGGATACATGACCGATGCGGAAATCAATCTCTTTGCCGAACATCTGCCGAAGGCTGTCGTCCAGCGTATGGCGGCTTTCAACAGAGTAATCCATAACAAGGGTTCTGACGGCAACAATGTTCTGAGATTTGATTATGAAAGCGAAACGAGCCAAAACTTCTCTTACACTAAGGAAGGTTCTCCGACTGGTGCAGGTAACGAGAAAAATAGTGGAAGAGTTAAAACGCGTGATGTTGTCCCTTATGAAATGATTCTTAAGTTTGAGCGAAAGAGACTGACCAAGTCGCTCAGAGCAAAGTATGGAATTGACGATGCTGACGCTAAGTATGCCGCCATCAAGCCCGTCCTTCTTGTAAACGGCATCGACATGAAGGCGTTGGACAGACGAGTCCGCTACGCCTACAACCACATGCGTAGACAGAACGCCACCAGTTCCATCTCTTCTGCCACGGTAAAGATGTACTACGAGTCGGAGGAAGAGATTCACCACGACATCAAGAGACTCCTTGGCAATTACAGCCTTGGTGACATTGCCATGGCTGGTGCTGACTTCTTTGGTGGTGGCTCCGAGGGTCGTGCCAAGCGTGACATTATCAATGCCATCATCGGTGCTAGACCTGTCCGCATTAGCCCAGAAAAGATGCAGAAGAAGGGGTATCACTACCCGCTTGACCTTCAGAGACCCATGACTGGCCCGAAGTCCAGATACGAAGGCGGGCCTCTTAACGAAGCGTTCATGGCGTTTACCTCGTTCAGAGTGGATAGAATGCTAGACAGACCTAAGCACCTCCATGGTGAAGGCTTCTACTACGACCACGACTACGCCCACCCCATGAACAAGGGCAACTTCCAGCCCCGCTCCAAGGCTCTGCGTGACCATGTTGGCAGACCCCTTAGTTATTCCGAGCGTCAGTTGCAGGACGAGACCATCTTCAAGAGTCCCAGCGGTGAGCCTTACAGAGTATTTGCCAGCAACAAGGAGGGTGGTGTTCACTACGCTTGGTTCGATGAAACCAGAGCCGTTGACAACCATAGCCAGCACACCGAAGGCTACATTTCGCTTAGAAATAACGAAGTGCTGGACATGCTTAATGACGGCAAGATTGATTCCGTCAGAGACTTGAACGCTGACTTCATGCGTAAGGTAGCCGACATGGGCTACAAGGCTGTCGTTGCTAGAACAAACGATGGTGACCGTGTTGTTGCCTTCACTGACTTCAACAACTTCAAGCAGACCGATGTGTCTGCCTTTGACCAACTGCTTGGCAACTTTGCCCCCAAGAGCAGAAGCATTGCCGAGATTACAAGAGAGCGTCTTGGTCTTACTGGTGCTACTCCCGCTACTCCCGAGGCTGGAAAGCCTATGAGTCTTGCTGAGCGTACAAAAGCAAGACTTGGAACTACGCAGACTCCAGTTGAAATCCTTGCCGAGCGTACCTTTGGTGTGCCCAAGGCTGAACCCATCAAGATTGATGTAGCCACAGACATTGTGGTTGGCACTCCCGAAAGACAAATGTCGCCAGAACAGATGGCTAAGGTTCAGAAGTCGCTTGCCATGAGAAAGAGTCTTCTTGCTGAGCGTGGACTACAGGGTGAAATTAGAAAAGAGATTCTTACTAACAGAAGAAAGTTTGCGGAAGCCATGGCTAAGACCAAGGAGTTCAAGGGTTGGCATTCTACTGAAATATTTGACTCGATGTATACTAGCATCTGGGGTGAAAACGCCACCATCTCTATTACTAAGGGTGGTAAGGTTTCCCTTGGTGTCATCCAGTCGCTTAGCCCCAAGGAGTATGGTGCTTACAGAAGAAACGGTGTGCTTCCTGCTGACATCAAGCAGAGAACCATTGCCGACATCGACATGGCTCTGATGGAGAATTGGAAGCGTAGACACTTGCTACAGCAGTCGCTAGCCAAGACTAAGGCTAATGTTAAGATTGCTTTTGAAGAAAGGCGTAAGCAGGAGGCTAAGTACTCCGCTGAACTAGATGCCATCAGAAACGAACTCATTCAGATGCTCGCTTCGTACAAGATGTTCGATGTGGCTGACGAAGTTCTTGGTGCTGAAATGGGCAAGAAGCGTGTAGCCCAGACCTATCGTAAGGAAGTTACCCCCGAGGTTGCTGGTTGGACTCCAGCCAAAAAGATTGATGTACAAAATAGTCACGATGCTTTTGTCCAGTCCAAGGACAGGGTGTTTTCCTATAAGACTCTGAAGGCTCTGTATCCTTTGCTTGGAAGAACAGACCCAATTACTGCAATGGATGTCTTGTCTATGGCTTCGCCCGAGATGAAAGACATCCGAAAGGAAATGAGCACGAGTGCTCTTAAGCATGTCATCGATGAATTCAACCAGTACAACCTTGTTGAACACAGAAAGTGGCTCACTGAAAAGCAGTCTACACTAAAGCAGTACGCCAAGGAGAAGGAGAAACTGGACAACGACATCAAGGTCGCTGAGTCTACCAGCAAGAAGTACGATACCTCCGAGGCTAGAGCCAGAAGCAACGAGTTGGCTTCCAAGATTCGTGAACTTGAAAAGTCTCAAGACCCCATCATCGAAGAATGGAACATGCAGGACTACAAGGAGGAGATGGTTCACGAACTTCTTCAACTTGAGCCAGACGAAAGAGCGGCTAGCATCGAGGATTACAGAAAGCAGTTCGACATTGCTGGCAGAACCGATGAATGGCCCGAGGCTGAACAACTGCTAATCAAGAGTGGCATCCTTCCTCCCGAGAAGATGTCCAAGGAATACGGAAGAATCGTTGAAGTTAACGATGCCGAGAAGCGTGTGCTTGGTGGTGTATCTGAGAACTACAAGGATGCCATGGACGAGGCTTACCGAGTCCTTCAGCAGTCCATGAAGAAGGACAAGACCATCACGCCCCTACAGCGTTTTGCCGTAATGATGCAGTCTGTCGCCAGACACTATAAGAAGAACCCTGCTCTCCGTGAGAAGATGAAGCAGTTGGAATCTCTGTTCAAGGAGACGGAACAACTGACTGACTTTAACCTTAAGCGGGCGTATAAGAAGATGCTCGACTACGGCTTTGTGTCGATGAACTGGGACGGCAATGAAAAGAAGGTCGTCCTAGATGCTACTGGTCACTATGTCGAAAGAGTAAGCCCTCCCAAGAAGGAGATTGGAATGGACTTTGGTAAACTTCGTATGCCCAAGGGCTGGGCTATGAAGCAGGAGCGTGTTGTTCTTACCTCTACGGACGGCATCAAGGTCTCCAACCTTGAGATGGAGAAGGCCATCAGAGACATGCGAGCCAGATTTGGCGACGGACAACTTGACCAACTTAGTGATGACCAAATTATTGAATTGGCAAAAGATAATAAGGCTGGCGTTGCTACTGAAACAGTTAAAGAAGGAAGAAGAATTGGAGAAGATAAACAAACAAACATTTATCTTACTGGTGAGGCTAGAACCATTAGACGCTGGGCGGCTTTTGAAGAGCGTAAGGATAACACCTACGAAGAGACCGACTCTAGAGTTGTTTATGTAGAAAAGAAACCGAAGTACATCTTGGCTAAGGGCGTTAAGTCGGACAAGATGATGGTCATCCCAGTATCCGAAACTACTTTTGACAAAAAGAAGGGTACTTTCTACTGGTCTCGTGACAGACAACTTAACGAAAAGACCAAGGCTAGAAGTTATTCAAACATCGAATCGTGGTTGGGCGAGGAAGGGACAGTGTTTAAGTCTGTTCGTGATTTGACCCTTGGTGATACCTCCGATGTCTATGCGGCTTACAAGCCCAACGGCTGGCATATTGACGGCAAGTACTTCAAGACACAGGACGAAGCCAAGCGTCTTGCCGTTATCGATGCCGAAAACAACCATGCCTACGAAGCCGTCTACAAGACTGCCAAGCGTCTGGACAAGGATGCCTATGTCACGGTGCTTCAGATGATTCAGAACAGCACTGGGATTACATACCAGAACGCTATCAAGGAAGCCATTGGTTTCAAGGGTACACGAAAGAAGTGGATTGATAATCCCGACTACAACCCGAACAAGCCTTGGTCTTTGCAGTTCAACCCCCGCAAGATTCAAGTGAAGGAAGACTTCACTGGTGCTACAGTTCCTTCCGAGTTCAAGAAACTCGCCATCTATAGAGCGGGCAATCTGTTGCTCGTTACTTCTGACAACAGAAAGGATGTACTTACCAGACTCACTGCCGAGGCTAAGGTCTCCGTCAAGGGTGGCAGAACCAAGAACATTGAAGCCATTGCCCGTGAGGCTATTGGCGAGCGTGAAAGAGGCAAGAAGGTGCTGGGCGACCTGTACAGAATCGTTAAGGACGAGAACGGTCAGATGGCTGGCATCGATTGGATTACCCATTACGACAACCCGAGACAGGTGTCTGAAATGATTACCAAGATGGACGACCAGTCCTATGTAGACCTAGATACCACCGTTGACTTCCAGCGTAGGCTTACGAAGGAAATTAAGCCTGTCCTTGCCAAGGCTTTCAAGGAAGAGAAGAAGAAGATTTACACGGTGCTTACTGAGAACCCTAAGAAGATTCGGGAAATCAGAAGCAGACTTATTTCCATCGAAGAGGCTCACGAAAAAGCCGTAGAGGACACTGGTATTATTATCAAAAAGGGACTGAAGCCCTCTGCCAAGAGAGACTTCATTAACAGAAACATTGATAGGCTTAACCGCCAGACCAATGAACTTACTGACACCATTGAAAGAAGATTGCACTACATCTTCACGATGGGCTTCCACAGAAGACCAGAAGTTGCTGAACGACTTGTTGGTGAAGGCAAGTACTTTGAGGACAAGACCAGCGTTGAAAACTACTACGAGGAAATCCTTGAAGATAGAAGACAGCAGAGATTCATCAGAGACGACAACGGTAATGTTCTGACCGAATACCCAGAACTGGATGCTCTTGCTACCAAGAAGAAGTTGGAAGACAGCCTTGGTGAAATCGAGAAGTCTTGGTCTGACATGATGCCGAAGAACAGGGCTACCGCTTTGCTTGAGGATGTGCTCAACGGTACATACAACGAAGAGCATGAACTCCTTACTAAGCAGATGGACTTCCTTAAGAGACAGTTGTCCATGGCGGCTGGTGGCACTGAAAAAGTTAAGGCTGGTCTTACTGGTGCGATGATTGGCAAGAAGGCTGGTGCTGGAAGATGGATTGGCCCGAAGGAACAGGCGGCTGAAGAGGCTAGACTTGCCAGAATTGAAGCAAACATTCCCAAGAAGTCTGAAGATGTAGCCCTTGGCACAGTCGAAAAACTCCTTGAGGGTACGCAGGGTCTTAGCGACAAGAAGGTTGAACGCTTCCCGACATACCTTCCTCCCGAAGGCGAATCGTTTGTGTCTGCCAGAGACTACTTGGATAGGTTCCAGCGGTTGGTTAGCGACATCGCTGAAGCACACAAGAAGTTTGGCGACCCTGCCTCTCTGGATAAACTAGACCTCCAGAAGATTCTGGACACCGATGCTGACCTGTTGCCCACCAAGGAGGTGGATGCCCATGTCGCTAGACAGGAGTCCCTTGATGCGATGAAGGACAACATCCGTAACATCGAGGAATACTTTGACCTTAGCACACAGCCGCAGGAAGGTAAGGACTTCAAGTCTTCCGTAGACATTTGGAGCCTTGCTGAGCGTCAGTGGATGAACGAAATCAGCGAGAACAGAATCAATGCGGCTGTCCGTGCCGCCTTGGAAGGTAGACAAGACCATGTCATCCTTGCCAACAGGGCTAACCAGAGAATCAAGACCCACTACGAGGGTGTCATTAAGGCTAGAATGGCTGTCATCGATGCCAACTTCGCTAAACTTTCCCCAGAACTAAAGCCGATTTACATCAAGTACTTGGAGAGAATCCGTGACGGTCTGGCTGTAGAGCGAGCGTCTGAACTGGAGCGTGTACAGGCAGAGATTGCCACCATCAACGAAACCGCTGGCGAGTATGCACTGACACCAGACAATCCTAAGATGGCTCAACTGCTGGCTAAGTGGCAGGAGTTGGGAATGAAGGGTGACCCTATGACGATGTACTCCTCCAAGGAGGAAAGCGTCCGTAGAATGTTCCCGTTCCTGTTCTCTGAATTCTATCCTAGCAGACAGGACATCGCTACCTCCTCTTCCTATACCAAGTGGGAGTCCAGAGCCACGGACGAAAGAGTTACCTCTGAGACTACCAGCACTGGCACTAGACAGGGTATGAATGTCGGTGGCTTCACGACAACCAACCCGATTGTTGCTGAAGTTATTCGCAACGAGCAGACGAGAAACAAGTTCCTTAGCATGCGTGGTCTTCGTGAGATTGACCTGTTTGCCGCCGCCCTCGCCAAGAAGAATGCTGTTGAAACGCAGGTTAACAATGGTGGTAAGGACGCTGTTGTACAGATTGATGCCGAAGGTTACGCCCTCCTTGAACGGTACTTCCCCGAACTTACAGAAGGCAAGGAAGGCCCAGATGGTAAGCCTGTCTGGAAGATTAACTTTAAGATTAACAAGGAGGCTGGCTACGAGGATTCGTTTAGCACCGCTGGATACGCCAAGCGTGTGCGTGAAGAGAAGAAGGTCGGGGAGATTGCCCTACAGGGCGGTCTCATTGACAAGGCTTTCAACTACTTCTTGGACGAGGTGACCATGAACCAGTCTCACATCGAGCATGCCGTTGCCAGACTCAGTGGCAAGGAGCGACTGGCTGAACTCACAGCCCCAGAGAACCTTGCCCCCAACGGCAAGATTGACATTAGAAAACTCAATGTCGAAGAACTCGACTTTGCTTTCCACCTGCTTGGCAAGGCTAAGATTACAAACGAGAAGGCACACATGTCGGTCATCGAACTGACGAGCAACCCGCTGTATGCCAAGAGCATGATTCTTGCTTTCTCTAGAGGCAAGGATGGCAACCTACAGTCTATGTTTGGTGACGATGTCCAGAAGTCTGCTACCTTCCTTGCGATGAACCTTGGCGAAAAGAAGAAGTTCGTTGACGAAATCGTTAGACAGATTGAATTCTCCAAGGACAAGATTGAATCTGAAAAGGCTAAGCAGAATAAGGAGACACTTGATGCTTCTATCTCTACGGCTTGGAAGGTTAAGGAACTGGAGAAGATTTCCAAGGAGCAGTTGGATGCCGCCAAGCACCTGTTGCTTGAGTTGGCTAAGACCGACTCTGCGGTCAAGGCGTACAAGGGTAAGGTGGAACAGTTCTGGTCTAGCAGACCGCAAGCCAGAACGAATATCCTTAGCATTGATGACTCGCTGAAGTTGCTTTCTCCCAACATGGAGTATGGCAAGGCTGTCATTGGTGCTGACGGCAAGACCGTTGATGTGCCCGTTGCCAACCCCAACGATGCCCTGTTCAGAACAGCCAACGGCATGTTCCACGCCTTCAAGCAGGGTGGTTCGTACAGACTGTTCTTCTCTGGTTACAAGTCTGCTGACGGCAAGGTAAACATTGCCCCGTCCCACATCATGACGGCTCCCGACCTACAGAGGTTGCAGGTTGGCATTAGAATGTTCCATGACGATGTGAAGCGTGTGGAGGTCATGGCTAAAGCCGCTCCCGATAGCCTTGAACTTAAGGGTGCTGAAGTTGCCTCGTTCTCTGGGTCGTTCTTTGAGACGCACGGTGGCTCCATTGCTCCCGACCTGCTGAAGGCTCTGCAAGTTAACCTTGCCCAGATTGGCAACTACCCCGACACGACATGGCTGGTCACGCCAGAGAGCGGTAACAAGAGACAGATTGTTATCTATCCTAATACCGCCACATGGGACAGGCTTCATAACAGCGGAGAGTACATCAAGAAGGATGGCTCGTGGTACAAAGACCCTGCGGTGCAAGCCGCCCAAGAGCGTCTTGACCGTGCCCGTCTGGAACTAGAAAGCCAGCAGATTGCCGATGTCACTACTGCTGAACCGAAGCCCAGCGAAATCATTACTGAAACTGCCAATGTATCTAAGCACGACCAGCCCGATGCAAAGGACAAGAGAGCCGAAGGCATCGACAATAAGGTGGTCATGCAGGTCATCGAAGAGGGCGACATCTATAATGGCACTAGCGTTGAACCTGCCATGCAGGATTGGACTGCCCTTAGAAACAGAGACGGATGGGTAGTCATGCGAGAGCAGAGCCGTGATGCCAAGGGCTGGAAGACTAGGTTCAAGACCTTCTTCCCCAGCGGTGTGCTTGCTGGCATCGATGAAAACGAGGAGGACGCTGTGTCCAGAATGTTCAATGAGTGACCGTTCCCTACAGGAAGTAGCCGCAGAGTTCATCAAGGGTGGATGGATTGTAGCCATCCTTGGTGCTCTTGGGGCGGCGGCTAGGCTTATGCTGTCCCCGCAGAAGCACCACTGGGTGGTGTGGGCTAAGAAGATTACGGCTGGCGGTATCGTGGGGGTGCTTACCTACTTTGCCCTGTACCCCATTGACATTGACCCAATGTACAAGGCGGTCATGTTCAGTATCAGCGGGGCGTTGGCTCCAGAACTATTTGAGTTTGCGACCACTAAATTAATTTCTAAATTTCTAAAGTAATGGAAGAGGAAAATCTGAATGCAGATACAAGTGCAACAACGCTTGCATTGAGTAAATTCCTGTCGATGCCAAGACAGGACTATCACTTTTATCAGAACCACAATTTCACTTCACCCGCAGAAGCCGAAAAATTTTTAATTTCAAAAGGGTTTTTAGACTTTTGGAACAGAGATAAAGTATCTACAGATGGAATCGGATATAGAGTTAAGACTGGCTGGAATTCCCTAGACAGTGCCCAGCAAGAACATACGCCCCATAAAAGAAGAGACTATAAGGCTCTCATTGAAAAGAGACAGGCAACTGTAGACAGAGCAAAATCCAAGTTCCAACCTAATCCTTACAGTCAAAGACCTAGAATGCTTAACGGTCAGCCTGTTCTTGGTGCTGATGGAAGACCGCTTTTTGATGTCGTTCCAGACGCTGAACAAATCAGAAATTATGGCAGGACAATGGATAGAGGCGTTACGCAACTTAAGAATCTATCAAGAATTGAAAACAGATTTCACACTCCATACAGCAGTGTAATAAGACACCTAGGAGATGAAGATAAGGGCTTAAGTGCTTACTTGGCATTTTCTCAAGCCTTTCAGAGCAGTGGTCATAGCGGTGCTGGCGAAGGAAGACTACCAATAAGGGTTCTTTTTAACGAGAAACTTCCTAATTACTCTTTGGCTGGATACCAACCCTTTGACGGAAACTACCCCAACTTGTCCGTCCAGAAAGCCATGGAATCTATTGATGCTACTGGAGGAAAAGCACACATGAGATATGGTACTAGACTTGGTGCTACTGTTAGTAGCAGTCCAACCAATGAAGCCTTTGTGCCAGCAGGAATGGCGGCAACAGCAAGAAGAGTTGGAAATGTCATGCCAGATGGAAGCATTCGTGTCGTTGGCCCTGCGTCTAAAGCGGCTAACGCATTAAGATTTGCAAACAATGTTGGGGCGGCGGCTAAACCTGTAATGGGTGTGTTAAATGCTGTGGCAGTACCTCTTCAACTTTACCAACAGTATGACTCGCTTCAAAGTCCAGACGCTATGGAAAGAGATTACGGTGGTTCAGACCCAATGAGTCTTAGACCTTGGATGGATTTGGCTGGAGATGCTACAGGCATTGGTGGCACTAACTTAACGCAAGCACTGCAAAGATATAGTAGAACAGTAAACGACCCTCGTTACATTGAAAAGAATCCTATTAGTAGCATTGGTGGACAGGCTATTCGTGGTAACTTTGATTATCTTAAAGGATTTTTAAACAACCTTGGATACTATGGCAGTGGTGAAGGCTGGTTTAAATGAGAACACTCGTTCTATGCATACTGGTTCTTGCTCAGTATGGTTGTACTACTGTCGAAGAAGTTAAACCTGTGACCAAGGTCGATGTCGTTGAGAACACCGACAAAGACCTATACATTGACTGGCTGGAGGCAGAGATAGGGGAAGCGGCTGGTGCTATCAAGGTTGTCAGCCAAACCCTCCCAGAAGGCAATCCCAAGGCCGTTCTGACGCTAACCTATAACAGGCTATCTGGTATCAAGGAGCCGACTGTCACAGAAATCGAAAAATACCAAAAGGCACTGAAAGATGCAAAAACACTGGCAGTCGAGTCAGCAAAAGCCAAAGAAACGCAAGAAGAGTCAAACCGACTATATGCAAAAGTCGAAGCGACAGATGCAGAAAATAAATCGCTAAAAAGACAGTTAGATTTAGTAAAAGCACAGCGGGAGCAGGAAGCCAAGGATAAGGCGATTCAAGACACGCTGAACGACATTACTAAGACCTGCAAATGGGTAGGTGCGTTCTTCCTGCTGGCATGCCTTGGCATGGTGTTCGTGTCTAGGTATGCTACGGCTACCATCTGCGGTGGAATCGGGCTTGGGCTTATTATGGCTCCCATCTTCGTGCCGACCATCATGATGAACCCTGTTTTCCAAAACGGTATTATGGTCTTGCTTTTGATTGGAGTTGTCTATGGTATGTGGCTGGCTAAAAAGCACACCAAGCCACTTGACAAACAGCCCACGCCTGTCAAAGTCGAAGGCGAGTGAGGCTAATGCGGGTGGCGTTGGTTGTTGTGCGTTTGTGGGATTAGCCCTCTTGAAGTGTACTTGCCCCTACGACTAACCCGCTAGTAGAGGCAAGTACCACTATTCCCACCACCTACTCCTCATCGTCATCGTCCCAAAACGGGGTGTCGGAAAACCCTTCCATCTCGGTCTCAGATTCCCGCACAAGGATTGGCTTCGGGTCTGCCATATATGGTATCGCCCTCTCGGTGTTGTAGTCAACCATCTCTGAGGCTTGCCCATATGTAAGGCCATCCTTGAGGCAGAAGCACTCGATAACCGTTTCGTAGTCATAGAGTGCTCCACCAGTAGTTGCATCTTTGCCAATGAGAGCAGAGTCAAGCCAGAGTCTAGGCTCGAGAAGGGAGCATCCTTTATAAGTAGCGTCATTTTCTTTCAGTTCTGCTTTGCTTACTTTTCTAGGCTTTAACATAGTAATGAAGGACAGGGTAGGTTCGTTTGCCAGTGGAGATGGTGAAGTACTTAGTATCGATTTTCTCTGGGTTTCTTTCGTGTGCCCTGTTTAGCATTCTTTGGGTATGCTGTAGGGTTCTTCTTCTTTGCTTTGCGAACTCTTTTGCGGTCATCCACCCGCTTGGCACTTCGTCCACAGCCGCATTTCTTACCATTCTTTCCAGAGCGTCCAACTGTTTCTTGGTCATCATAGGTCAGCGTGTGAAAAGATGAATCGCTTTCCGACTTTGTGTGCTTGCCAGACTTTCCAGTTATTTCCTTGTACAAAGCCATATAGCCAGCCGCTACCCCATCGGCTTGTTGCAAGTCGGTGTTTCGCATAGCCCATGTCTCCCTTGCGGCACAGACATCCTCCAGAGAAACCCACTGCCCCTCCGTGCTTCCTAGCACATACTTGTTCGATTCTGTGAATGTGCCCCATGAGGACTGCACCTTTGGGTTCACAATAGTGTCTGGCATGCTCTTCGACTGCGTACGGCCCACAGGTAAAGCCATGACAGGTTTTGATTGGCCCCATGGTATGAATGCCTTCATCAGCGTGGTAATCGTAGATTTTACGGCAACCATTGCTTTTAAGATGGTTCCGAATGTCGGAATCCAACTGCATGCAGTAGTCTTGTTTGAGTCCGTTTGAGGAACTTTCGATGATTTGGCTGAGTCTGTCTTCATGGTTTCCATAGTGAAATACCGTAGGCTTGTATCTGGAGATGAAGTCCATTCCCGCCCGCACATCGGACGCAAGGGACTCGTTCTCCTCTTTGCCAGAAGCACCCCGTCTTAGGCTTCGGAAGTCAAAGCAGTCACCAAGATGGATACGCTCTTGGGGCTGGAATTCTTTGATGAACTTGAACAGTTCGTTGGCTACGGACTTGTCAATCATGTCACCGTGGTTGTCCCCCACAGCGACAAACTTAATACGCTTGCTCACGGTTGGCCTCCCTTCAGCCGCTCGACCTCGGCCTTAAGGCGGGCGTAGTC